CCGCGCCGCTCAGGTACGCGCCGCTCAGGTTCGCGCCGCCCAGGTCCGCGCCGCCCAGGTCCGCGCCGCTCAGGTACGCGCCGCTCAGGTTCGCGCCGCCCAGGTCCGCGCCGCCCAGGTCCGCGCCGCTCAGGTACGCGCCGCTCAGGTTCGCGCCGCGCAGGTTCGCGCCGATCAGGTTCGCGCCGCTCAGGTTCGCGCCGCGCAGGAGTGCCGCCCTGACGGCATCTGCAATCGTTAGCGCCTCAGGTGCCGTGTAGAGGATGGTACCGTCGATCCGTTTGATCTCCATTTGCTCTCTCCGTTTCTGCGGGCTATGATGCCCGCGGGCAGTTCGGGTTAACCACGGGCCGGGGGTTACGCCCCGGCCCGTCGTGTCTATGGGTCACCTGGTCGCCAGCAGGACAAGCACGATATATCCCGCCCCGAGAAACGCGACCAGCACCATGAACTTCTCGGCTTCCTCGCCGTGCTCGTCCCACCACATCTGAGTACGGCGAATCCGCACTGACAGCCGATTACGCAGCCGGAATATCAACATCCGTCTCCTCCTCCATCTCCACGACTCGGGCATCGTGGCCCGTGGTTCCGTGATGCATCGCCGCGAGCGCGTCAGCCATCTCTCGCGTGATCGGTATCTCGCTCGCTCGACTGTCGAGGCCGCACGTCAGGCACACCGCGCGGGCTCTCACAGCGCCTCCATGAGTTCCGCGTGGATCGGGCACGCATAGACCAGATCGGGGAACGGGCAGCGGCAACCGGCCAGACGCAGCGTCTCGCGCGCCTCGGCCTGCGTCCGCAGAGCACGGCGGCGGAACTCGTCGCGGCCCTGACCATCCCGCGTCGGCCATCGGTGATCCCGCATCTGGCACTCCGGACACGTCAGCGTGGCGATGTAGGGATGCACTGCCGACATGGCGTCACCTCATCCTCTCTATGGAGCCGGTTGCACGTCTCGCACCAGTCCGAGACGTAGCCCCCGCCGGCGGCGACACGGGCCGATTGCTCCCACGCACCGCCGGCGGGTGTCTCGTGGCTTCTCCCGTCGTGGACTGCGATCACGTCATCGCCTGACCCTCCACGCGAGGCACGCGCGGGGACCATCGCTCCGACGGCCCCCGCCGTGACCTGTACCGGGATCGTCCCGGCGGCCGTCCCGTGAGGGAGTGTGACCCCGGCAGGTCTCGGAGTCGGGGAGGTGGTGTTACCCGCCCGGGCGTTACCGCCGCGGGAGACCTGCCGGGAAAATGGGGGGTTCATGCGACCTCCCTAGTGAGATATTGGAACAGCCTCTCCGTCTGCCACGTCGTTTCACCGCCCCCCGCGGCGGCCCTCGCGTCGGCACTCGCGGCCCTCGCGGCGTCCCTCGCGGCGGCCCTCGCGGCGGCCCACGCGTCGTCCCACGCGGCCCTCGCGGCGGCCCCCGCGGCGGCACTCGCGGCGGCCCTCGCGTCGTCCCACGCGGCCCTCGCGGCCCACGCGGCGTCCATCGCGTCCCTCGCGGCGGCCCACTCGGCCCTCGCGGCCCTCGCGGCCCACGCGGCCCACGCGGCGTCCCTCGCGGCCCACGCGGCGGCACTCGCGGCGCGCAACTCCTCTGCCGTCGCCTCTCCGCGCGCATAGGCCCGCGCCACGCGGATGGACTCCACGCACCTCTGGTCCGGACCCGTGAGATGGACGACCCGCTCAGCGCAGTCGGCCGCGAACAGCCGCGCCGTGCGCTCGGTCCACGCATCGAGGAGGAGCACGGCGCGGGCGCGCGAGAACACACGGACATGCGCGTCTTTTTCGACCCAGCGAGCCTCGGGATACGGCTCTGCCTCGGAGATCACTGGGCCGAGCCATTCAACGAGACCATCACGCCGGACCAGGTGATAGCCGGATACGCACGGCTCCAGTTGTTCGATCTCCGGCATCCATGCGCCGGGCCGCCCATCCTGCGGGAGAGACCATACCCCTGTGCCATGGATCGCGGAGCCGTCCTTAGCGAGCACCTTGTACCACGTCATCTCATCCTCCTCGCCCCCTCCGGGGCATCGTCGGTCGGCTCATCCGACCTGACACCTATACTATACATACGCATGCATGGCGGGTCAAGGGGAAATCGGATGGAGGCGAAACTTTTACAACTCGCGCTTTCGCTTGCGGGACGCGCGCTTTCGGCCGCGCTTCCTCTTTTTCCATCCAAGATGAGCGGCGTGCCGCCCCGCCTCGGACCTCTGCTCCGGCGTCGTCTTCGCCCACCGCGCCCGGGCCATCGCGGCGGCGTGCTCTGAGAGTGGTTTGCTCATGGGGCCAGATGATAGCGCACGCATGGCGCGCAGATCCAGCCCCGTTGACTCGCCCGCGCGGCGCGTGGTATCAACAGGGGGAACAGTGGAGCATGATTCGGGGGCGGGTGCCGGGCCGCCCGGTCCGGGTAGGCCATCCGCCCCCCTGCTCCCCCTCTCGCCTACGGAGACGACATGGCAAAAAAACCCGACATCCTGAGCCCGAAACAGCGAGCCCGCGACGCAGCCATCATCCTCCGCGACCTCATCGCCCGAGCCCACACCGGCACCGGTGCCGTCTCCATGCGAGACCCCAACACCTACCGCCTCGCCGTCACCTACCTCGAGGACCTCGCCGAACTCGCCGGCCTCACGCCCGCCGAACTCGATCGCCGCGCACGCCTCTTCAGCTCCGCCGTGGCAGAGGCCGGACCGCCCCCAGAGACGCACTGATGGCACGCACAGTCTGGTTGCGGTGCGAGCGCGACGGCATGGCTATCTATTTCGGCGTGAGAATAGGAAACGAGCCTGATAATCCACGCCAGTCAAGGCTTTCAGAGGCGAATCCCACAATCGCGACAGGAGAGGCGAACGCGCACCAAGACGGCCCTCAGGACAAGGGCTAGGCCGTGGACCCAGCAGCCTACCCCGCCGACTGCGAGCGCGCCGTCGTAGCAGCCGTCATCCTCGACCCCGCGCGCCTCGCCGACATCACACGCCTCAGACCCGACCACTTCGCCGGCGACCTCACCTCCCGCGTCTACACCGGAATCCTCTCCCTCACAGCCGCCGGACAACCCATCGAAATCATCGCCCTGGCGCGGCATCTCGGCCTCGACAACCGCGACAAGGTGGCCCTCAGCGCCATGCTCGACGGGGTGGTCAAATCCTCCTCCGTCGCCTGGTACGCCCAGCAGGTCGTCCGCGGCGCCTGGCGCCGCAAGATCGGCTCCATCGCCGGCCGCATCCACGAGAGCGCCGCGAACGGCCTCTCCGACGACATCATCGCCGAGATGATCGCCGAACTCGCCGACGCCCCGCCCGACATGGCAGCACGCATCCTGGCGTCCGAACCCCTCAGCGCCGTCCTCGCACGACCCATCCCGGAGACACCATGGGCCGTCGAGGGATTCCTATGCCTCGGGGACATCGCTCTCCTGGCCGGCGCCGGCGGCACAGGCAAATCGTGGATATCCCTCTACGTCGCCCTCTGCATGGCCGACGGCCGCCCACTCTGGGACTACCTCCCGTGCATCCGCCCCTATCGGGTCGCCGTCGTCGACCTCGAATCCCGCCCGTGGGAAATCGACCAGCGCCTCCACCGCCTCGCACTCGGCATGCGAGTCGACCCCACGGACACCGCCGACCGCATCGACATCGTGCGCGAACGCATCCGACTCGACATCCCAGAACACCTCGAATCCCTCATCCAGAGCGTGAGGAAATGGGGCTCAGAGGTTCTCATCATCGACTCCATGCGCCGGACATTCCTCGGCTCAGAGAACGAGAGCGACACCAGCAACAGCCTATTCCTCAACGCCCTGGACCCTCTCAGGGCCGAAACCGGCGCGGCAATCGTCCTGATCGACCACTACAGGAAAAAGTCGGCTGACGAAACCCTCAACGAACCCGACCAGCGCGTCCGTGGCAGCGGCGACAAATTCGCCCTCGCGGACCTCGTCGTCGGCACCGAACGCCGCGACGAGGAAATCGTCATCCACCCAACCAAAGGCCGACACCGCGGCACCCCGCTGCTACCTTTCCTCGTCCACTTCACCGGATTCGAGGCCGACGCGGACCCGAAAGGCCCGGTGGCAGCCTCCTACGTCGGACCCCTCGACACCGCCTCCGACGCCTCACAGGACTCCATCCTCGTCATCCTGCAGGACGGCGAGTGGCACCAGCGCGGCGAGATCATCGGACGCTCCGGCATGAGCGCCAGGACCGTTGACGGAGCCCTCGCCGCCCTGCTCGCCCGCGGCAAGACCGAGCGGATGCGCGACGGCCACAAGGCCATGTACCGCGTCAAATCAGCCTGAAAAACTAAGTTTGCAAACAGCGCAACGGTCAAATTGCAAACTTCCGTTTTTCCCATACCTTGAAACACCGCGCTCAAAGCCATGTTTCAAGACACTTGACAAGCACTCCGAATTGGTTTCCCCTGCACCCCTTCCCTTGAAGCGCGCAAAAGTCCGTGACGAGCCCCCGCAAGGGGAGAGCGAGGAAAGGACTTTTGCACCCGCGCGCATCCTTATTGCAGTTCATCTTAAGGCGCGCTGCGCGCGCACGTCAAACCCACACAAACAAACGAGTTACACGGTCAGATACATCCACAGTCCGGCGTCCGTCAACTGCGGCTGTCCGCTACGCCGCCGCAGTTCGACGACGCCCTTCCTCCAAAGAACCAAACGAAAAAACGTGCCGTTCGTCGGAATCATAGGTAGAAATGGCACTCGAAGTTTTCTGCTCGTTTCTGCCTATACAAACCCCCTGAGACCACGTGAGTCACCACGCACCAACGCTTACCCCACTTGACCTAACTCCCAACATCAGACACACTGGGCCACATGGCCAATGCATGGACCGGCGACCCAGTCAACTTCGTCCTACACGCCATCCGCGACAACCGCCGATTCTCACACCAAACAAAACTACACATCGAAGGTTTCGCCAAACGCCTACTCACCCTCGTCGCCGACGACCCAAGACAAAGAGCCGTCGCAGCAGAAACCATCGCAACCTACGCCGAATGGGCGCACGTCACCTACGCAGCCATCACCTCAACAACGGATACACCAGACATCCAAACCCGCCGCGTTCTCGGTGAACTCCTGCGTAAATGCCTCAGAGTCATGGGCTCCGACAAACGTAAGGGCAAACACGCTAAAACCAGCATATTTACGGCTCCACCGAGACCCGATCCTCGGCTAGAGCCAGGGGACCGGGCAACCGAGGCGAGGCCGTTGGTGGGTGAGCCAATGGCGGAGTCTCAATGAAAGTGTGCGCGTGGAAAGGCGTTTCGAGGCGTTAGTTGGTGTCCGATACCGGGTATTATGTCAACTTCTGACCACTACCTAGAGTGCCTAGGTCCATGAGTACCACCACACCTAGTAGCCTGTGCTGCTCCATCGGTGTTGAGGTTCTGCACTCTACTGGCGCCGCCGGCCCGGCGCGCATCCACTCCAGTAAAATTTCCGGCGCGGTTTCCTCCGGGACGCGGACACCACGATGACGGACACGCGAATCCGCCCGCCGCGACCTGTACAGATAGGGATAGTGGAGTTTGCGATGTCGTCTCAGTATCTGGGGAAGGATTATTTATCGCCGGCGCAGGTAGCTATTTTGAAGGCCCTGTACGGTGAGGAGATGAGTCGTGAGGAGCTGCTGTCGTTTTTGGAGATGACGGATGGGCGTCGTCCTGATCCTCGTGGTTACGAGGATGCGGTGTTGGTTGTTGGGACGCGGGGAGGTAAGACGGATCTCGCGGCGGTGGTTGCGACGTATGAGTCTGTGAGGTGGGGTCCTGTGATATCGGAGATGATGATACCTGGTCAGTTGGCTACGGTGATGGTGATAGCTCAGAATCAGCGAGCGGCGCGTCAGGCTCGTGGTTACATTGAGGGGAATTTGCAGACGTTGGAGGATCGTGGTCATCCGGTGTTGGCTCGGACGGTGGGTCAGGAGCGTGCGATCACAGGGGTTGTGATCAAGTTATCGTGGCCGGTGGAGATAGCGATCTACACGGCGAGTAAGGCGAGCACTCGTGGTCTGACGGGGCTGTGTTTGGTGGCGGACGAGATCGCGTGGTGGGAGAGTGCAGAGGGTTCGTACAACCAGGATGTTGAGGTGATGAGGTCTGCGCGTTCTCGTTTTGCGACGTTGTCGAGGCTCAGGCCGAAGAAGATTTTGATTTCGAGTCCGAACGATGAGCAGGGAGTGTTGTGGGAGGAGTTCAAGCATCGAGGTACTGGGAAGACTCTTGTGGTTCAGGCGCCGACGTGGGTGTTGAATCCGAGTATTGAGCAGGAGTTTTTCGACCGTGAGCAGGAGAAGGACGCGGAGGCGTTCGTGAGGGATTACGGGGCGCAGTTTTCGAGGGGTGCTGGTGGGAACATATTTCTGCCTCCTGAGACGGTGGATCAGTGCGTTGATTTTGGGCGGTTGCAGAACGCACCGAAGGCTGGAGTCGAATACGTGGCGTGGATGGATGCAGCGTTCCGCCGGGACCGTTTTTCTTTCGGGATAGGCCACGCGGAAGAGGGGGATGGTGTCGTGCGGGCGGTGGTTGATCACACGCGGCACTGGACGCCGGTGCATCGCAAGGGGAAGAAGTCTCGGCCTCTGGATGAGGGTGAGATTATCTCAGAGATAGTGTCGGATCTGCGGGCGTATGGGTGCGACCGTATATGCGGTGACCAGTTCGCGGATGTGCCGTTGAAGAACCGTTTTGCGGATGTTGGCATCATGTTCGTGGAGCAGCCGGCGACGAAGCCGGAGAAGTTCGACGCGATGAAGAATCTAAGGGCGGCGTTGAGGTCCAGGCTGGTGAGTCTGCCTGATGATCCAATCGTCGTGAAGGATCTGAAGGGGCTGGTTGCAAGAAAGACGAGTCCGGGGCATTATGTCGTTGAGGCCCCGAGGCGTGTTGGGTGCTATGACGATGCTGCGACGGTAGTTTCGAGGATGGTCATGCATATGTTGCCGATGGCTGGTAACGTTGATTTGTCGTCTATGAACGATGCGGCGCGTCCCTCTGGTGAGTGTTCCGGTCTGGATTATCGCAGGGATGAGAGTGAGTTTCCTGGCGACATCATGAGTGCTGTGTACTGATGGCAACCGCAGCGAAGAGAAAGACGCCTCCCCGCCTCACGCGCAAGCAGCGCGAATCCCACGAAGTCATGCTCCAGCAGGTGAACGCATCTTCCAGGGGTTTTGCTACGGGCTTCCGCATCGACCTCATGCGGATGGATGAGGAATATGTCCCCGCCCTGAAGTCGTGGCCGGGTCGTATCGACCTGTACCAGCGGATGGGGAACGACGCGAAGATAGCGGCGGTGCTCCGGGCGAATATCCTACCGATCATATCGGCTGTCAGATGGAAGGCAGAGGGTGGGCGAGATGAAGCGCGCGAGATCGTGGCGTCGAACTTACTGCGTCAGGGAGATCCTCGGTATTGGTGTGAGACTTCGTGGACGCAGAGACTATTCGAGTCGTTGCTGAGTCTTCAGTATGGGGTGAGCCTATTCGGCAAGACCAGGGAGATCGTTGACGGCTACATGATTTTCCGGCGCCTGACGTATTTACATCCTAGAAGCCTGGGAGGGCCGCAGGGTCCGTGGGAGTGGGACGAAAACGGTGTGCGCCTCGTAGCTGTTCACAGGTCATATCGACTGCCGAACCTGTCTCCTGTGTTTGACGAGCGCATACCGATATCCGACGTGTTCCCTGTGGTGTGGTGGATGGCCGGAGACAACTGGGAGGGTGTGCCGATGATCCGTTCGATGTACCGCGCGTACACCGAGAAGGATCTCGCAGCGAAGATACAGATGATCGACTTGCAGAACCGAGGTGTTGGGATCCCGGATGTGGAACTAGCGCCCGGAGACGGGCCGAAGGCAGCGGAGACGCTCAAGAAGATAGCAGAGGATTTGCGCGGTGGGTCTAAGGAGAGGGCTTACGTGGTCCGATCTCCAGGTCAGAAAGTCGGTTTTCTCGTGAGTTCAGGCACGACGCTGGATTCAACTCCAATCATCGACGGTAAAAACATGGAGATAGCGGCGGCGTCAGGTACGGATTTCCAGCAACAGGGTCAGACTCAGAGCGGTTCGCGGGCTACTGGGTCTGTGCTCATGGTCAATTACATGCAGGAACTGGACGCTATTCGTCAGTGGGTGCAGGACCAGATCAATCACGGTGCTGGTAACACTCGTGGACTGACGGAGGAGCTCGAAGATGAGAACTTCGGCCCGCCAGGAGAAGAGGGATATACGAAGATCGTCGGATCGAGAGTAAGCCCAACAGAGCAACTGGACAACGTCCCGAACATACTGGACGCGGTCCAGAAGGGAAGTCTTGTGCATGATCTTTCGGTCGAGAATTACGTGAGGAAGTCTCTCGGTGTTCCCGATTTGTCCGCAGATGAGTTCAATCGTATCAAGTCGGTTGGCGAGCGCGTCCCGAACCTCGGGGGGCGTCCTGACAGTCCTACACCTACGGATGTCGAAGACCCGAGAGACGACAGTGCAGGGCGGTCTTTTGGCCTCACGGAAAAAAAAACTCTGGACGGCGGGAAGCCACAGAGACGGAGAGGAAGGTCTTACGTCTGGCTCGAATCGACACAGAGTTGACGGCGCACGAGCAGATGTATGCCGCCGTGCTGCATAAGTACACTGCTCTAGCGGTAGAGAAGATCAGGAAATTGGTTGAGCAAGGTCTTGACGCTAAGGAACTGATGGGATTGAATGATGACGGGTTCTTCGGTTTCGGAAAGCGTCTCAAGGCGGATCTTATCAACCGCCGCGAGGCGATGATGCACTTCGGAAGGATGCAGGTTGAGGAAGAACTCAGGAGGCAGAAGAATGAAGAGCGAGAGAGGTCGTAGTTCGATCTCGATGGTGGAAGACCAACCTGAAGATGGGGAGTTCCAGATCGTTGATGAGTTGGTGCCGAGGCCGATGGGATTCGAGATCGTCTGTCACAATTGCCATTCGGCCAACGCATCCCTGACGGTTCTATCCTCGAAGGCGAAAATACACTGCGCCACTTGCGGTCAGGTACAGGAGCGCGTCAAGGAGCCGGGCAAGTGATCTCGGTGTTCAGCCCAAGGTACAAGCATCGCAACATCAGCAGCGACGAGAAATCAGGGTTGTCGGTGGAGGATGTGATGTTCCCTGAAGGTCCGCTGCCGCAGAAGTGCGGTGATTGCTGCGCGGCGAGTTCAATCAGAAACCCTTTGCTGATGAAGCCGTACTTCACGTTTTCTAACGGCATGCCGAAGGGGACGTTGTATCAGGCGCGTTGTGCTCTATGTCAGGAGGCGAGAGTCAGAAGGAGGACGGCGTGATGTCCGAAGGAAACGGGAAGCCGAAGCCGGACCAGCACACACAGTCGGCGCGGGAGATGGTTGCTATCAATCTCGCTCAGTCCGCGTCCATCAGGAGATTCGTGCATGCGGCGCAGTTGTCGCCTCGTCCGATGGACGCAACGCCGTTGATACTGGATGCGATAGGCGCACAGGGAAGAACACTCGCTTTCATCCTTGATGAAATGCTCGCGTCCCGCGGTGAGTATCGGTCCATAGTGTTCAAGGATGAGTCCGAAAAGAAGAAGTGTGGTGCTCCGATATCTGGTATTCTAGGGGCGGCGTGCAATGATCCGGTCGAGGATGGGTCCATCAGATGCGCGAGGCACAACATGGCTCTGGTGGTGGCATCGTCATGAGCGAGTTGGTGAAGTGTGAGGTGTGTGACGAGTGGTGTCACGGTTTGCCCGATGGGACGCCGCGATGCTTGAGGCATCTGCCGGAGGCACCGGCGGATGTACCTGCGAAACCTCAGAAACCGGAGAACGTTGTCTTCAAGGCTGACGATGAAATGCCGATGAGGAGGCAGAAGTAACACGATAGCGCGCCGCCGGCCTGCCTGATCAGTGGGACGGCTCGAACGACATAAATAACCGCCCGGTGTGGGGCACACCCACTGCACCGGGCGGTTTTTTATGGCTGATACACCGATAGGGCCGAAAGCAGCGAAGGTCACGCGCAACGCCGTTTTCACTGGCGTTGATATCGATGTGACCGGTCTCTCCCAGAGACTGCTAGCCGAGGCCATGCGTCTCCTTAGCGACCTGTCACAGCAGGGCTACGACGGAGACGACCTCGCGGACCGTGTGTCCTCCGGTCTGATGAATCTCAGCGACCGCCCAATACAGGATGCAGCGCGTGGGGCCTCGGCGGAATCGTTCAATCTAGGCCGCAACCTCGGAGCGCAAAAAGACGCCGCGGCAATCACGAGTGTGATACGCACGGAATTCCTCGACGCAAACACCTGCCCCCCGTGTCGCGAGTTCGACGGCGTCATAGTCGATATGAACTCCGATGAGTACTTCCGCATCATGCCCCCGAACGGTTGTGACGGTCGCGACTTGTGCCGCGGGTTCTACATGTTCCTTACCGGAGATGAAGCCAATGCCTGAAATTCTGGACAAATGCGTCCGAAGCGTCATGGACAAGGGTCATTCGGAATCGTCTGCGTATGCGATGTGCCGTTCGTCTCTAGGACTAAAGAGCGACGGCTCAGAGGATGATTATGAACCTGAGATCGATGAGGACGAGATGAAATCCCGCTTGTCCATAGCGTTGCAATACCAGGCCGACGATGTGCCTCCTCTCGTCAAGGAGATGAAGGTATGCGGTCCGATGGGGAGGTTCATCAACGGCGACCAGAAGGGCGTGATGGACCGTAAGAGGCTCACCGCCATCGCAGTCAACTTCAAGAAACATCCGAGGCAGGTGCCAATCTTCATGTTCGGAGACCACCCTGAAAGCAACGATGACTCCGTTCCTGTGGGATGGGTCGAGGGGTTGACGATGGAAGGTGACGACCTGCACGCACGCACCAAACTACTTGGTCCAGCAGCTCTTGCCGTCGGCGGGGATCGAGTGCGTGGGGCGTCGATATACACAGTGCAGGGGAAGGATTACGACGGCAGGTCTATAGGAGAGGTGCTGAAGCACCTGCTTCTGACGAATGAACCCTACTACAAGGATTTGAACGTCGCGGCCTCCGAAGCGGGCGGGGAGACCGTTGAATGCTACTTCACCGCCCTAAACAAAGAGGACGACGCGATGGATAAGACAAAGGAAAAGGATGATCTCATCACGAAGCTCAAGGACGAGATCGTTGAACTAAAGGCAAAGAGTTCCGATGAGACCATGACAGCGAAGCTTAAGGAGACTGAGACGCTGCTTCAGGAAAAGACGAGGGAGGTCGCAGAGTTGGTTGCATCAAACGAAAACCTCAAGGCCGATGTCGAGAAGTTCAAGGCACCGAAGGCCGTCGAGGAACTCAACACGCAACTCAAGGCCGCGCAGCGTCAGTTGCGAGCCGAGAAGGTGCGGCGACTCGTGAAAACCGGAGCCGATCGAGGTCAGTTCGACCGTGCTCTGGTTGGAGACCCGGCATCCGGGTATGACCATCCGTCAGATGAAATGGTCCTGTCGTGGTTCAAGGCTTCCACGTTCAAGGATTCAATGGAACGTCTCGACATCATGCTGGAGACGATGCCGAAGAAGACTCTCAACCGGACGTTCGGCAGTGGGCCGGCGCTCGATCATGAGGAAGTTGCATTCACCGACGAAGTGAAGGATCAAATCCGCCGACTGGGACATGACCCCGAGAAGGTGCGTGCAGCGATGAAGGCGAAGGACGACAAGGAATACTCGGTGGCTGTTGCCACCAAGTGACCCTGTCGGCCACAAACTGAAGGAGTGAACATAAATGGCTACGTTGTCAGCCGACATCGAGTATCGCTTCGATCCTCGGTGGCCCATCGGCCTAACTCAATTCGCGCCGACGACTGCGGATACGTACTTCCGCGGTGGTCTGGCGCACCAGGTTGACGCGACTGGAGCACTGACGCTGACGCCGGCGGACGCGGATTCGTATGCCGGTGTAGTGTCTGAGCACAAGGTCGCCACAACCTCGGACCTTATATGGGTCGCGACGGCAGGCCGGTGGTATTTCGCGTGCGCTAATTTCACGAATGCGAACATCGGTCTACAGTTCGCGATCCAGTCCGGCGACCTCACCGATAACCCCTCCACGCTCGACTTGCAGTCCACAGGAGATGCGGGGACGTGCGGGGTTCTCTGGAAGGTCGTCACAACGGCAACCGACGGATGGCTGAACACCGACATCCGCATTTCGCACGCCAACGCATAGGGGGATCTCATGTATCCGCAGAATACAGAGATCCTTCAGGGGATCTACCGGAAGAACTTCTTCGACAACGTTATCAGTGGCAATGCCGCGAGGTATTACAACAAGTTGTCGAAGGACGTGCCGCAGGAAACGGAAACCGTCACGTACACCAGTTTCGGGTCCGTGCCCGAGCCGAATCAGTTGTCTGGGAGTGTCACGACAGCAGGAGTTGTTTCGGCAAAGGTTCTCAAGGACTACAAACTGACCGTGAAGGTTGTCGAGCATCAGGTCAAAGTGCCGATGCCTCGCTCCGTGGCTGAAGACAACCCTGCGGACGCTCAGAGCATTGTCGGGAAACTCGGTGGAAAGTCGAGTTTCTACTATGACAGGTTGTTTATGGCGTGCCTCACGTCAACAACGCTGCTCGGATACGATGGCGTCGTGATTTACTCTGCCTCTCATCCTGAGTCGGGGACGAACCAGACGAACATCGACACGAGCGCCGGGACACCGACGGGAGCGCAGGTCGAGACGGCGATCACGTCAAATCTCGGGGCCATCCACGGATTCACGGATGACCAGGCAACCCCGGTGAATGAAGGTGTCATGTCGTTCACCATCCTCGTCAACCCTCTCCAGTATTTCACCTACAAGTCAGTGCTGGACCCGAACATGAGCCAGCAGGCTATCGACTCGTCAGGTGGTACCGGAAAGTTCCGCGGGATGTTCACGATCATCCCGACGGCTCTCGTCGCGAGCAAGACTCATTACATCTTCGCGAACGGTGCAGAACCTGCCGTTGGGTTCTTCCACAAAACGGATTGGGACATGTCGTCAAACATGTATACCGATTCGGACCTGTGGAAGATTGACAATACGGCGATGTTCATGGGTTACGCGCGGTTCGCGTTCTATCCGTGGCAGTGGAAGAGTACGGCACGGTACGTATTCACGTAGGACTGTGGCCCCCGGTGGCTGTTGCTGCCGGGGGCCTTCGGAGGAGGTCACAATGATAGTCGGTCCTCACTGGCGTACTGTGTGGTATGAGTCGTTTTACGTGTCTGGAACTCTGACAGTCACCGGTGACTCTGGAATCACTGCGTCACCTGGTGTCATAAACAACGGGGCTGCGCGCTTCCCGTTGGCATTCCATCTTGTTGGCGAAAACATAACGACCGACGAGACACTTGCTCTCACCGTGAACTGGCTGGACAACGACACAGCAGGAATACTTGGCACCACGACATTCGACACGCTGACTGCATCAGTTCTACGCGATTATGAGGCATGGCCAGGCGATGCGTCATTCTTCAACGCCGGGCGCGACATGGTACCGATGTTTCCTTATTTCAAGGCTAACTGGACTCTAGCCGGAACGACGAAGTCGATGAACTTCACGTTGTATGTCGATTACCTCGTCTACACGGTCTGATATGAATGCCGACCATAACGCTCGTTCCTGGGGCCGATGGATATTGGAAACAGTACGCCTCGATCACAGGGGCGGCGTCCGCATGGGAGGCGCTGGACGAGACGCCTCACGACGGGGATACGTCGTACATCACGTTGACGCCGACGGAGGAGTTGGTGATGCCGTTGGCGTCGTTTCACTTTCACGGAGCGTCCAACCTACGTCCTAAATCGGTCACGCTTCAACACACCAGTAAGCAGACGGTTGGCACCGTGTTGGTGGCTCTGGAGTTGTCAGACAAGGACGGAAACATTGCATTCGGAGAAGAGTTCTCCGGGACCGCAGACTACACGCAGAGAACCAAAGCGTTCACGACGCATCCATATACGGGCGCTCCATTCGCAGCGGGGGATCTGAACGGGTTGGAGATAGTCCTGAGATGCAGGAAGCATACTCTTGGGTCGTACCCATGCGAAGCACGATTTACAAGGGCAGCGGTGGTGGTTGTCTATGATGAGCCGACGATGTACCGGACTAGACGGTACGGGAACATCACGGGGTGAGACATGAGTTTCGTCGTTGACGAAATCATCGTTGAGTTGTGGACGATTCTCGACGTGAACTCCGATCCCCTGACGGGGATGACGGAGCCGACGGACATAGAGTTCACACTGCACCGTCAGAGCGGAAGCGCGATGATTGCGGCGTCCGAGACGATCACGTTCGCTGAGATTGGCTCTACCGGCCACTACTCCATCTCGTTCACGCCGGAGAATACCGGGCTGTACGTGTTGCAGCTCAAAGAACTCCACGCATCGACATTGCTCAGGACTTACCGCTTCCCGGACATGACGGTCCTTCAGGCCGGGGCCGTGTTCCTGCCTTCGTTCGCTAACTCCTACTGCTCGGAGGCAGACATCGAGCGATGGCTGAATCAGTCGCTTGACTCCGGCACGACACCGAGCGCCACAGAGGCCGCAGCGTTTGCGGAAGTCATTGCTTCCGTCCTGTCGAGCATGTGCGCTTCATGGGGACTGAGTATCACGCCGACGACAGTGACGGCTGGCAGTCGCCTCGAAGACATCATGCGCGACGCCAACGCCGTAGGCGCGGCGATGCATTACGTCGTCTCGCAGCAGTACGGTAAGTCTCCGTCGAGGAGCAACAAAGGGGACGCGCTGGAGGCCGTATGGTACCAGTTCATCGGAGACCCGACAGTCAAGGACTCGAAGGGGTATCTCGAAAAGGAAGTGCGTGGCAACCTTGCATCTCTCGCAACGGATCACATCCTGTCAGGAGATACCGCGGCCCGTGTGGATGAGGGTGTCCCGGTGGCCGGTCCCATAGGAATCGGGATGGGGGATCTGTTCTGATGCGCGTCAGGGTGGAAATCAACAGGACAGGCTACAAGCGGATGAGGTCATTCTCAGACGCGATGAAACTCAACCTCGCGGACATGTCTGGTCCTCTGCTGACGCATCTCGGCAGGGTTCATCGGCGGCAGGAGAAAAACATCTTCGCTACTGAGGGAGAATCGGGAGGGGCAGGCGCATGGGAGCCATTGAACAGGCATTACGCTCTCAGGAAGCGCAGGAAGTACGGTCGCGCTCGAATGCTTGTGCTGTCGGGCGACATGCGCCGCCGATTCACGGTTCCGAGTTCTCCACTCTACGTCCAGAAGTACGTGCCTGTGAGCGGTGCAGTCGGTGAATATCAGTTCGGAGCGCAGAGCGATGTTGCGGCAGCGCATCTATCGGGAGACCCCGGAAAGGCCAAGAGCCAATCGGGAGCCGCGCGGCGGATATTCGGCGGGACGGCTTCTCGACTCCCTGCGAGAGACATGATCACAAAGTCTGGCGCTCAGATAGAGGAACTGCGTAGAGCATTCGTCGTGTGGTATTCGGAGAGGACCAAGCAGGTCGTGAGGAATCATGCGCGCCTGATCCGTGCATCCAAACCGGAGAGGGGTGTCTGATATGGCCCTACGTCTGATGTCCGGTCTCCCTGGTCGCATAGTGCAGGTACTTCGTGACTTCCTGCCGGCGGAACTCGACCTGATCGACACCGAGGAAAATGACGGCATCACGACGCCTGACATTGACTCCACGGATTACCACGAGTGGGACAGGCTGGTCCTGTCGCGCTTTCCGGCGTGTACGCTGCGGTTGGTGTCGAGTTCTCCGATAGAGATACGGCCTGACACGTTCGGTCAAAGGTCAGATGCGGAGCACAGGGTTGACGTGATGTTTCACGCATCTCTGGAGGAGTCGGGGACTGACCCGGTGACGCTGCAGCGCATCCTGATGCGTTACGTATGCGGGGCCATGCGCGTCCTTGCCGTGATGAAGTATGGCCTTGAGACGACCGCTGACCCGGTTGCATTTGCCGGTGTGGAACTGGTGACGTGGGCCGAGCCGGCGACATACGGCCCGGAAGAGGAGCAGGAGGACGGCCTCGTTGTCCGAACAGCAACACTACCGATATCCATTCGACGCCGCGAGGCGCGAGTCTAGGAGAGTCCCATGCCGATGTTGACGCAGAAACAGCAGATAGCGATAAAGCAGGAAGCAACGGCGGGAGTAACCGAGACGGTCACCGCTGCGGATGTAGTGCTTAAAACTGGGAACGCCGAGTTTGAGGCTGACGTTGCGATGACGCCTCGCGAGGCGTTGTCCGCGTCTCTGTCGAAGCGCGGGTCCGTGGTCGGGTCGCGCATGGGGAAGATCCGATGGTCGCAGTATCTTCGAGGTACGTCAACGGCTCCGGTTGCGTCGTCGAACGAGCCAGACTTCAGCGTCCCGTTTAAGGGGTGTGGAGCGGCTATCACAGTCAGCGGAGGCTCTCCAAACGAGCAGAGTTCGTTCAAGCCGTCCACGAGCACGATATCCGACGAGACGAACGGTGCGTATTGCACCGTCGCGCTCTATGAGGATGGGAAACGATATATGCTCAGGGGGGCCGTTGGTAACTGTGTGCTGACTCATGCCTCTGGATTGCCACCGAAGGCGGCCTTCGAGTTCACTGGCGTTCTCGTGCCTCCACCGACAGATACGGCACTTCTAGTTCCGACGTACCCAACTATAGTTGAACCGCCTTTCCTAACTGCTGCTATTTCGATTCTCGGATACACGACGGCGCGAATCCAGACGCTTACGCTCGACTTCGGGAATCAGATCGTCATGAGACCTGACCCGAACAATCCTCAGGGATACATCACGGCGCAGATTGTTGGTCGGACGCCTGTTGGATCGTTCGATGCTGAAGAGATCATCGCCGCAACAAAGAACTATTGGAACGAGTGGATCGACGCTCAGACGACGGGCTCAATCACGACGGGAGTATTTCCAGGGGGAGGCACCAACTACAATCAGTTCCAAGTCACGATCCCGAAGGCGAAGTATACGAAGGTTGGCCTCGGAGACCGCGAGGGTGTGGCGACGGCAAATGTCGAGTTCGAGTGCCTCGCAAACAGTGACGCGGGCAACGATGAGTGGGAGTTAATCCAGACCTAAGAGGAGGGAACAATGCTCGATCTGGAACAACTAGGCGTGGAGCGCCGCCGGTGGGTGCGTCTCGGCGGTGCGCTCGAAGGCGTGGAAGTCGAGGTACGACATGCGGGGCCACGTTCACAGGAGAAGTTCCGCCAAAAACTGCAACGAGATGGCGTGATAAAGAACTCCGACTCGGGGTACACGATTAACCCAGGGCGTGAGGATGCTTTCTTCCGAGAGTACGCGGAGAGGTTCATCACAGACTGGCGCGGTGACATCAGACTCGGAGATACGAAGAACCCGCCCTACGACCACGAGAAGATGGGGAAGGTGCTCGGTGCGTATTCTGTAGCCTTCGAGCAGTTGGTCCGTGCGCTCTCGGACGAAGCGGATTTTTTTTCCGAGAACGGGAGCGCATCGACACCCTGATATTGCGTGTCGTGCCTCTGTGGATGGCAGAGCAGGAGATACGATCCGATGAGGCATCGCGTGTAGCCAATGGCGCGGACCCGAGAGACATCAGCGTATACTCGACGTGGCGTGATACCACGGATTCACACGTCCAGAAGTGTCTCTCCTTTTACGCTGAGTATCTCAGCGGCCAGACATCCGGCATGACAGACGCTCTTAGTTTGCCATCCGTGCTAGCAGCGTGCGAACTGGAAGGTGTGGACACTGAAGCGCGCCCGGAGATGACGCACAGAATGTTTCTCATTCACCGTGAGGTCATGGACATCGTGAGGTCACGAGAGAAGGCAAAGCACCGTGGCTGAGGAGTTGGTACTCTCCAATCTGAGAGTCGATTCCTCTGGCGTGGTGTCTGGGGTGAACGAGACGAATGCCGCCCTCACGCGAGGCGATGCGGCGTTGCGTAAGTTCGGGACCGTGCAGACATCTCTCGGTGCGAATACGGCCCTGCTGACATCACGCCTCACTTCAGCACGCCTAGCGTTAGTCACTCTTGGCCGAGCCTTCGGTATCACGTCTCTGATCTTAGGTGTGGCGTTCGCTCTCTCAGGTCTCGTCAAAGAACTCATCACCAACACCAACTGGTTCAAGCGTCTGAAAGAGGCCGTGACGGATTGGTGGCTGGAGATGGTTAAAGGTGAGACTTCATTAGACAGATTGAGCAGGAAACTCAAGGAATTCGGCAGTGGCGCGGTCATCTCTAATATCAACCAAGCGAAAGAACTAGTGAAACGACTACAGGAACTACGTAGGCAAATGCACCCAGTGAGAGAATTGGCCGCTTTGGGTTCAGCAGAGGCTACTTCTCTTATTGACATAGGCCGCGTTGGAGGCGCGGCTACACCAACATCATCACCGGCCCCACTCGATCCTCTTGCTATGGCTGTCGCAAAGGCTGAAGTAATATCGACTCAGAGAGAAATGAATAAGTTGATCGACTCTCTTGAGGAGGCAGGAGTAACAGGAGTAGAAGCGTTCGGGTTGATACGGCGCGCCGTTCCACCAACGAGAGAGGAGATAAAGAAGTTCCAAGACATAGCAGCGGAGGGAATACTAGGGGATGGTGGACTCTCCTCTATCATCGGTAAGCCAGCATCGGTAAGCGAGTTGATAGCTTTCTTCGAGCGCCTCGACAAGTTAGCCTCGGAGGGCATCGGTGGACCCGAGACGGGATTGCGCGGAGAGAGCGACCTTGCACGCATAGACAGATTCTTTTCTATGGCGGGGCTGCCGCCGCCCGAGATGATATTTAACGCCATCAAGGAAGTCGATGATGCGGTGCGCGCCATCATGGGCAACATAGCATTTCTGTCCGAGGGGCAGGTGCATTCAGCAATCGGATCGCTCGCGGGGCAGTATGAGGCTCTAGGTCTATCGGCAGACGAAGCGGCGGCACGCATCAAGGCTCTGACGGATATAGCCCTAAACAAGTCCGCATGGGAGGAGTTCACAGAATCCATACAGAAGTCTGTCTCTGCTGCAAAGTTAGCCGTTGACCTTCTAAATGCAGCACTGAACGCTTTTGTGTCTTCTCTTGCAAGTCAACTCCTATCCGGGTCGTTGTCTGTCAAAAAACTAATGGCGGCGATGCTTGAATCGCTTGTTCCAGTTCTCCTTGCATACGCCGCTCTCGCTCTCGTCAAAGGCATCATTTTTGAAGACGCACGATCACTAGCAGCGGCGGGGATCGCATTCGCCGCCGCCATTGCTGCTGCCTCTGCCGCGCGTGCTCTTGGTGGAAGTGGTGGGCAGTCCACAAGTACGGGAGCCAGCGGAACATCGGCTACAAATGCAGTCGAAGGATCACCGAGGCAGTTAATCAAAGTGAACGTGACCGGATTCGTTGGAGACGAAGACGCCCTCGCAAGAGACATAGCCCGCTGGATCGCCACAGCCCAGACGGATGGGAGTCGATGACATGGCATTCCCCATCATCGGATACCGTTCCATGTTGGGGCTATCCACGACGACCATCACGGACCCCGGCACGGAGACGGGATTCAGCATCGCCAGTCTGCATGACATGAAGTCATACACTCTCTGGAAGTCCGACCAGACAGCATCGGCGGTCAATATAGACATCGACGCAGGGGCCGGCGGGGAGAACGCTGACTACATCGCCCTCGTCAATCACAACCTCAACACACTCGGGGCCACAGTGCGCGTGCTGGCAGATACAGTAGACCCGCCACTCGTTGAAGTGCTAGCCGCGGTGACTCCAGATGAGGACACAGTGACGTACATCTCGTTCACCGCTCCGGGGGCCAAGCGTTACTGGCGGATAACGATCAATCACGCCGCTCTTCCGTTCTCCGATAAGCCGAATATCGGGGACTGCTACATGGGGATGAAAACGACCATGCCGGAGTTCCTGACTTCCGACTTCTCTCCGTTTTTCACGGCGTATGAGGTTGCCGGGGCGCGATCGGAGGGAGGTCACGCTCTCTCAGCGACCATCAGGGGGCAGGTGCATCGTGCCACGATGGAGTTTGGTGGACCTGCTGGAGTGGCGCGGTCGTTCCATGATTCCGACCTGACGACGTTCGCATCGACTCACGCTATGCGGCGGCATCCGTTCTTTTTCGTTCTGGATGCGGACGACGCCACTTTCGATCGGGCCTTTTTCATCAAGATGACCGACACGGGAGACCTCATGAGAGAGGCGGTAGGTGGTGGTTGGTCAGGTAGACTGACATTCACGATGCCTGTGGAAGAGGCTTACATGGAGCCGCCAGAATGACGTATGCCTCGCAGCGAGATGCGTTCTCTCACACGAAGCAGGAACTCGTGGTTGTTGGGGTGCGCGAGTGTCAGAACCACTACTCCATCGACTGGCACGGTGGAGGCCATGCGCTTCAGTGGATTTTGCACTCCGAGTCCATCGACAACGCTGCATGGACTAAGACATCCGTGACGGTCACTCCGGATACGATAGAGGCTCCTGACGGAACGATGACTGCGGATGAAGTCGCGTTCAACGCAACGAACGACGCATTCACACAGACAGCCGTTGGCGCTAATGGTGTCGTTACTAGTAGGGCATGGACTGGATCTATCTTCATGAAGATTCCGACTGGCACGGAGACGGTAACTCTGCGCGTGACAAATGCTGGAGGTACAGAAGCCGGGGACGTTCAGGTTACGTTGACCGACTCATGGCAGCGGTTCTTCATGCACAAACTATTTTCAGGAACTCCAACAGATAACGCCACCCTCACTGTGATCCGTCTCGCAGGAGATTCAGTCTCGACGCTTCACGCATGGGGCGGGAATCTATCCCGCAATCCAGGCGACCAGGACCGCGTGATCAAGTGGCCTTACCGTGCAAATAACACGGGCAGCGCATCACTACTCACCACGTTCGTCAGCCGCTGTTCTGTCGAGGACGCCGGAGACGGGGCAAGGTGCATGTATTCTCGCCCGACGTGCCAAGACCCAGACAATTTCAACGCCGGAAATGTGTGGGAATCCGAGCCGAGACTACAGGGCATCCGTGAGTACCGGTTCTGCAAGTCGGACGCCGCAATCCCTACCATCGGGGAAGATGTCTACCCGTACCTTACAGGAGTCCCGTCAGCGGCGCAGAAGATAGAACCTGAGCGCGCCGTCACAGTCAACGCACGTATCACGTTCGAGTTTGACGATGACGCCTCTCCGGGCCTATGGAACCCACGGCAGCAGTCAGAAGGTGGCCTCGTCAATACGCAGTCCGGGGCCGGAACCTTCTGGCGTCGATGGTCAACAATCTATCGAGGGTTCTCCAACCCCGAGTGCTACGTTGACAGGAAGGTAGGGTTCGTAGAGTCCGGCGTGACCGAAGCCGACTTCCAGACTCGGGGCCGGTATCTCATGAAGCGGTTGCAGTTCGATGACCGCAAGGCGCGGCTTGTATGCACGGACAGGTTGAAACTCACGCGAAAGAGCATGCCGGGGACTCTCAGTAGCAGCAATGTTCTCCGCTTCCCGATGCAGGATGTTCAGAATCTGATCGAACTTGAGGACTGCGGAGAGATACCGACTCCGGCGGTGAACGCCGCGCAGGCTAACCCTGATTACGTCGTGACGTTGGAGATTGAGCCTGGAACGGCCAACTCCGAAAAGGTCAACGTGACATCCATCGACATCGACGCAAACGAGGCGACAATCCAGCGCGGGAGGTGGGGGACGCAGGCACGTTCCCATCCCGTCATGAGCGAGGTCCGGGTGATCTACGAGTTCGGCACGGAGCGCACCGATACATCAGGCGTGCCTCTCGGAAAAAACACCATCGATTGCCTGAGAGAGATGTATATGTTTGCTGGCATCGACTATGACGAGTTCGACCATGCTACGTTCGACTCTGAGCGGGATACATGGCTTTTCACGTTAATCGACCCTTCCACCGGATCATCCTACGGTCCCGCCGTCAGGCGTACTCTCACCGAGACGATCGAAGTCGAGAAACTAGCAGGGGAGTTACGGGAGTTGACCGGCCTCATGGTATTCGTCACGCAGGGAAAGAAAATCTCGTGCCGCATGTTCGCGCCTGTGGTGCCGGGTACTACTGTTGCGACACTCACGGACGATGCGAACATCGTGAGCGGGTCGGTGTCTCTTGAGGAAGATGACGAAGAACGAATCAGCCGGGTACTCATCGGATACGACATCGGAGACGGAGACGACGTGAGCGGTGATGCTGTCGAGGATTACGCGAGGGTCCGGGTCGAAGTGGATGCCAGCGCGGAGAGCCGCAATTACTACGGAGAACCTCGACAGAAGGTGCTCTTGACGAAGTGGCTTGAGCCGACTATCAGCACGGAGCCAATAGACAGCGCAGCAGCGTATTTCACGTCGCATGTCATGTCGCGCTTCCGGCACGGACGGAGAGTCATGAAGGCTGAACTCAGCATCAAGGACGATGACATCGAAGTAGGCGATCCGGTGCGCGTCCAGACCTCCCATATACAGGACGAACACGGAAACGATTACGACGGCACGATGTACGTCACCAGCAAGCGCGTCAGCGGGAACAAGATCACCATCGAGGCTATCGATACTTTCGGAGTGCTTGAGCGCGCATGGTTCTACGCAGATACTGGGCTTCCCGATTACGACTCCGCGAACGATGATGATCGGGTGACAGCCTATCTTGCGGATTCGTTCGGCATGGTCGGAACCGGGACCAACCGACGCATAGGGTATAAGGCAACCTGATGCCATACATTCGCGTACCAGACCCTTTGCTCGACGTTAAAAAGCCGGGTCGTTCTGCCGACTGGAAGCAGATCCGTGACAACCAGGATTACTTCGACGCGCAGATTACGGCGGCGGGTCTTGGGATTCGGACGGACCAGGACATCCGGGACCACTTCATGTCCGGCACGACGATCAGCACGGTCAACTGGACACAGGTTCTGAATGCTTCCCTCGGGATTGTGAGTCAGCACAAACTGCACTTTGAGGCCGGCGGTGCGTCAACAGAATACGCCATCGTCCACGGTACTAGCAGCAGGCTACGGATTATCAAGACAGCGGAGTACGTCGCGTTTTGCAAGTTGCGAGTCCAGAGAAGGAGCCCCGGAAGTTACGCCGGGAGTTACTTCTTCGGCTGGCAGGATGACGCCTTGACCACGACACTTGTCACGGACGTTTCAGATTGCGTAGGGGTGACGATCGGGTCGTCTGCGACGGCATGGCTCGGAAGGACGAGCAACGGTGGGTCGGCCTCCACTACAGGAGACTTCGCCACAAACACCGACTGGAACATCATCCAAATTAACCTGACATGCTCCGCGACGGCGGGGCTCCGTCAGGCAGAGTTTTTCCTCAACGGCGTATCTGTATCGACACTATCCACGGATGCTAATATTCCGGCGGCAACGTTGAAGCCGACGATTGGAGTCAACGGATTGACTGCCGGGGCTCAGTCAGGGGGTTTATTCGTGGACTACGCTGAGTTCGGCTTCGCAACGATCCCAACTGCGGCATAGGTGCATTGATGCGTAAACGTCTGGTCGCGCTTTCTCTTGTAGGAATCATCGCGGCGGCTCTGTTGATACCCGGCCCGGTGGCGCAGGTCACGAACGCGCTCACTCGCGGAGTTCTTCAGAACGCGGCATCCATCTTCACTCTTGCCGGTGAGTGGATATTCAGCGGCAAGGTGCGACTGCCTAACAGCACCACGTTGCCAGCAGGGGATTGCAGCTCTGACCCGAACACAGTGGGCCGCGTGTACGTTGACACGGACGCGACGAGCGGACAGCAGGTGTACGTTTGCGAGGGCGCGGCGGGATGGGTGTTGCAGGGGGCTCCTACTGGACCGGACCCCTCCAACGAGATCACCGTCTGCGACAGCGGGTGCGATGCAACCCTTCCGTGCGGGACGACAACGCGAGCAACGCCTGATAATACGGCCTGTGCTGCTGGGAGTGCTGTTGAGTTGGCTCGTACACTCCGAGACGGTGGAGCCGAGCATGTCCTGATAAGAGTGCTTCCTGGCCGATATGACGACGTTGTAGCCCTCAACGACATCACTGACGTGACGCTGTGGATAATGCCGGGTGCCATCATCCGCCCGATTGTCTCTGCTGCTGCGGACGTAGATGGCGGGGTGATCCGGGTAGGCGATGACGCGACGACCAGAGGTGCGGACAACATCTGGATTGTCGTCGATGGGATAGTCCAGAACGACGCTTTCTCTGCCCCAGAATCGGGTATTCAGGTCGGGCGCGAAGCCTGTGCAGATGAAGCTAAGGCCACATGGGGCAACGTTCATATCACCGGATCTGGCACCGTCATCGGGCATCACGACAGCGTGCAATGGTGCTCTGACAGGCGTGATAGTGCCACGGCGACCGACCAACCCAGCCTGCGCCTGTCTCACATACTGACCATCGGCGGCAGGGATAACGTCGTCAAGAAGGGCAACTCCATCGATTACATGTGGGGTGGCATGAGTAAGACGATCACGAACTACTGTGAGACGAGCGACGAGATGTTTCTTGTTGCGGTGTCTGGCACGGCACAGGCGGGTGAAATAAGCAGAGTAACTCTTGAAGCCGCAGACAACTTCGGCGCAGTCGGAGGGTATGTAGGACGCACGATCACTTTCTCCGACAACGGAGGTGGATGTGGAGCCACGAATGCCTGTGACGGTCACGAAGGGACTGTCACAGATTTCGGTGCGCCTGGCTTTGAGAACGTAGTAACGTTCTCGCCATCGTGCAGCGAAGCCATCACGACAGGATGTAACTACACCATATCAGCCGTCGGTGAGTATGAAGTCGCTCCATGTCGAGATGTAGATTGGACGATCATAGCAAGCGGTGGATTCCAGTTCGGTTGGTGGAAGCTCACATGGCTGCACTTCGGGGTCACTGGGACGGATCTGTCACAGGACGCCGATTTGCTGCACGTATCTAACTGGACCGGAGAGACCCGAGCAAACGACTTCGCCACTCGCGGCGGTGCAAATTGTGTTGGCACCGCGAGCCAAGCAGGATGTCTTGCCGGCATTCTCTCCTATGCTACCGAGTTCTACAAGCGCGCCATATTCGACAACGTGATCAGCCGAGTGGTTCTCAACACGGAGGTGGGCGATCTGACTGTCGTGTCTGCGGTTGCCATTAACGGCAACTTGGAGCAAGCAGACTTCACAGGTCGCGCTGAGATCATCAACAATGCCGACACAGACAACGATCTCGCGGTATTCAACGTCACGGATGCTCAGGGCGCGCTTCGTGTATGGCGCGCCGATGTCGATATAGTTGACAACGCTTCCAGTAGTGGGACCATGAGTTACCTGCGGCAAACCGCCGGAACGTTGATCGCTGGTGATGTGCGCTCTCCGACTTCACGTGCGGCTATAGGCACCATCGGCGGACTCCGCAAGGGGCTCACTGGATCTCTCACCGAGGATATTGGCGTGGTGACAACCTGTCTCGACTCCACCGGATCGATAACAGTGACCGGAGCGGCCTTCGGTGACACCTGCTCGGTGACAACGAGCGTGGCGCCTACAGCGGGGCAGGCCGTGACATGCAAGGTCACCGCGGCGGATACGGTCAAGGTGAACGTCTGCGGTGCAGGCGATCCTCCCAGCACGACCTACACGGTCAGCGTGGAGAAGAAGTGATCCCACTCCTTTTCTTCGACGCTTCCCCATCCCCCGACGCCATCTCCTACGTCGCCGACATCTGGGAGCGCCACATGATTCCGCGAGAGTGCTTCTCGTGGGAGTCTCCGCCCTGCGCCGACATGTCCCCTCTCTTCCCGATCGCCCACTCCATCGGCGTCTCCCCATGCCCCGGCGCGGACTTCGCCGTCTGGATAGTGCCGCATGGCCCGGAGCGGACGCTCATGTTCCGCGTGCGGGCCGTGGACGCAGCGGGAACCGAGAGTGACGATCTCGCAGACGTAACCCTATGGCAGGAGGGCTGCTCAACGACGCAAGCCATAGGAGACGGGGGCGTCTCCGTGGCGGTTCGGGGCGGGCAGTTCTCCTGTCTCCAAGGGATTGCCCCATGACTCCGAAATGGGATCACATCATCATTCACCACTCGGCTACGTCCGACTCCGATACCGTCTCGTGGCAGGCCATACGCCGATACCACATCGACAATCAGAAGTGGCTCGACATCGGATACCACTTCGGTGTCGAGAAGATCAACGGACATCAGGAGATACTTCTCGGGCGTCCGCTTGACCAGTCGGGCGCTCATACAAAGGAACAGGGCATGAACCGCAGGGGCATCGGCGTCTGCTTCGTCGGTGACTTCGACAAGAAGCCACCGTCAAACGAGACTCTCATCTACGCGGCGAAGTACCTGGTCGTCCCGCTGATGCGGTACTTCTCGATCCCTCTGAAACAGATCCAACCGCATCGGCGCTACGCGACCTACAAGACGTGCCCCGGACAGTTGTTCCCGTGGGATGCCTTCATCACTCTCATCGGTGCCCGCATAGGCCCCGCGCGACCTTCGGACTCGACAACATGACGCATCCCCGTGCGTCCCTCTCTTGCCGCCACAGGAGGGGGGATGGACCCTGACGACGTGGAGAAACCTACGCTCGCTAACGTACTCCGCACATTCACCGCAGCGGACGTGATCCGTCTTGTAGGGGTCGCTGCGATTCTCGGGGGCGCGTGGTGGCAACTTCAGGAGATGAAAGCCCGCGTCGAGGCTATCGGAGCAACCGCCATACGCTCCGAGATGGAACTGATCCGCCTCAACACCATGCTCGACCAGAAGGCACAGGAGGCCGACCGACTTCATATGCGGATCGACTCCGGCTTGACCGACCACGAGCACAGATTGCGAAGTCTTGAGGGGAGACGACGATGATGAGCGATTCATCTGATGACACGTCTATCAGGGCGCGTCTAGCCGTACTCGAAGCCCTCGCACCTCGGGAACGCGAGGCCACCAGAGAGAGGATCGACCTCCTGATGGGAGCCGCGAAAGAGGCCCTTTCGATCCAGACGGGAGAACTGGCGCGCCGACTTGGCGACCTCAACGGCGAGGCCGCGAGGCTCCGGGCGATTCAGGCGGAATACATTCCTCGAGAGACGTACTACGCGAAGCATGACGATATGGCGAAAGCGATCGTCGCGTTGCAGGTGGCGCAGTCAAACATCATCGGGCGCATCGCCGTGATCAGCGCTATCGTGGGGTTTGCCGTGGCGCTGATTGTCAGGTGGATTCTACCATGAGAGCACGCGAGATGGCGCTGCGATTCGCCATGCTGTCCGCGCTGATTCTGGTGGCGTGGCGCTTGGGATGCTTTGACTACTCGCTCCAATACGACTTCCCGGACCACGAAGGGCGACGATTCAGGGAGATAAATCCATGACCCAAGAGACGCGCACCATGATCGAACGACTCGTGACCGTGGGCGTCACGGCGGCGCTGTCCATCGGCGGCACCTACACCGTCAAGCAGAATCAACTCGACGCGGTGGAGGCTCAGGTCATCGCCATCGCTCAGGGCATGACGCGACTCGAAGGCATCGTGGATGTCTGCCGGGGCGTCCTCTACGCGAATCAGCCCAGGGAGTACTACTCCGGCGCGAACGAGCAGATGACCATCCAGCGCGCCGAAGACACAGGTCAGAATGGAGGTGCACCATGAGTCTCATCGGACTCGTAATCGTCCTGCTGGTCGTCGGCGTCCTGCTGTGGCTTGCGAACACTCAGCTAGGACAGTTCGTCGATCCGAAGATCATGAAGATCATCAACGTCGTCGTCGTGATTGCGGTCGTTCTCTGGCTGCTCGCGGCGTTCGGCCTGCTGGGCAATATCCATAACGTCCGCGTACCGCATCTAGGAGGAGGGGGATAACATGCCAACTCTAGGTAAATGGTTCGGCTCGATAAAGTATCTGAATCTCGCGGTGTTCATCCTCGACGTGCTGAACAAGTGGACAGACGTCTTCCCTGGTGCCGAGTTGCCACAATGGGCATCCGGGGTGCAGGTCATCCTCGCCGCGCTGCTGTCGAGCGTCTTCGGCATCGGGCACAGGTTGGAGCACGGTGAGGCACAGCAGCCCGCCGAGCGGACTACCGAGGAGTTGACAAAGGCGGCCTCACTTGTTAAGGACGCCTTCATCGCTGCGGCCCCTGTTGGCGCGGCCGTCACGGTGCCTCACGTGCAGAGCAACACTCTCGTCGTCACCTCAGAGGACAAGAAGGTATGACAACCTACGCACCGCTAATCGGCCGGATGATCGAGTTGATCATCGGCATAGGAAGGAGAAGAAATGACCCGCCCGACAGACGCGGAACTCGCTGACCTGCTGACAAGGGCGGCCTCACTTGTTAAGGACGCCTTCATCGCTGCGGCCCCTGTTGGCGCGGCCGTCACGGTGCCTCACGTGCAGAGCAACACTCTCGTCGTCACCTCAGAGGACAAGAAGGTATGACAACCTACG